TACTTTAGTAGTCAGGGCCGGACTCGAACCGGATAAGTAACCTTACTTCTAATGGAATCTCCAAGTGTCGAGAACCACTAGCTCTATGGATTTGGGACCGTCCCTCATTACACCCACCTGACTCCGACAAAGATATGGTAAGTTTTTCAATCTACCAAATCTTTTTCTATTTCTTCATCCCATTCTTCAACCACAAACATTAATTGAATAAACTCACCATCTACATCCGATTCATACTTAACGTAAAACCCACCTGTTGATATATCTGTTTTTTCTTGAAACGCCATTTTTAATAATCGTCTCGCTTCTTGTCTCAATTCAGGAACAGTAGGGATACCTTCGTCAGAAGCCGCCCATTCCCAATTTAATGATTCCATTACTTTTCGGACTTGTTCAAACTTGAAGTAGTCCATTATACTATCAATAGCATCTTGTTGTTTCTGTGTCATATTATTTATCTAAATCTTTATCGTTATCCATCAACTCAATAAGAGCCTCCTTTTGTTTCTCTTTCTTCACCATCTCAATCATCTTCTTGATAACCGCAATGTTTCCTTCTCTCTTATCTTTGAAGAAATCAAAATACATCGGTGGAAACTTCCAACTCTTAATTGTATAGTCAAATCCCAAAATCTCATTTGGTGTGGTGTCAGTTCTAACATCCACAAAGTATGAATAATTATCTTCAAACCATCTAAATGCCTGTGAGAAGATTGGCGCTGCAATATTTTCAGACACTCCGTTGGTGTATACTCTACTTGTCCGTAACTCCCTGTTGTCCAAATGACTGAAACATCCATAACAACGCTCGTTAAATCCAAGATTCTTGAGTTCCGAAGCAATTTCGTATGTAACAAATTCTTTTTCCATAATACAAAGATAAGGTAAGTTTATTAATAAAACAAAAAAAATTGCCCCATCAGGACTCAAACCTGAAGTCTTCTGAACCAAAATCAGACGTGTTGTCAATTACACCATAGGGCAATATGGAGCGTAGTGGGGCTGCAGTCCCCTGAGGCATCTACGCAAGTTACTCCTCTTTGGCGGGACATACGGGATTCGAACCCGTGACCTCCACCGTGACAGGGTGGCATTGTGACCAACTCTACTAATGTCCCAAAAAATTGAGCAGGTGGCGAGAATCGAACTCGCATCTTCAGTTTGGAAGACTAAAGTAATAAGCCATTATACGACACCTGCAGTTTGGGTGGAATCAGAGTCCTTCTGTCCACCGAGACCTCGTCGTTGACTTTCGTCAGAGCGTACCGAGACACTTTTTAAAAACCCCATCTTCGTCGGATTAACGGACCGACTGTCATATCGGAGGTGATGGTTGTCCTGTTAATTCAGGACCTCGTGGGGTGAGTGGGAATCGAACCACACATCTTCGGTTTTTCAGACCGACGCGAACTGACCGACTGCGCTATCACCCCATTATAGTCGGGATAACTGGACTCGAACCAGCGACCTCTTGGTCCCAAACCAAGTACTCTAAACCAACTGAGCTACATCCCGAATTAAGTTCTCACGGTTGGAATCGAACCAACGAACCTTTTGTGTATCAGACAAACGCTCTAAACCAACTGAGCTACGTGAGAATGTTAGAGCCTCCAGTCGGAATCGAACCAACGACCTACTGATTACAAATCAGTCGCTCTGACCTGCTGAGCTATGGAGGCTTATTTCATTACTTTATAATTTGAAAATTCTAATATTTTAATACACCATTCAATTAACTCTTCAGGTGTTAAATCACCTTTCATTTTATTAACAATAGGATGTGTGATACCTAAATTATCAATAGAGTTATTCCCTCCACGGCTAACGGGTACTATGTGGTCTAATTGATAATCACCTTCAAATAAATTTATATTAATACCCGTTAAATAACATATTGTATTTTCATTAAATTTTTCTATAATATCTAACCAAGTAAAATTTAAGTCATAATCTTTATTAACCCGACCTTTAATACCGTTGTCTCGTTTATTGAATTTTCTAACGGATTCTTTTTTATATCTTAACTTCCGATATTTGAATCTTTCCAACTTTTCAACTATTTTATTTTCCCTTCTTTTTTTTGTTCTGTTTTTTGTTTTTTCTTTTTGACCATTACCACAATGATATGATATTGTAGATTTAGAACATCCTAAAATTTTTTGTATTTCTCTATAAGATTTCCCCTCATTTCTTAATTCTAAAATTTTTTCTTTCATAATTTTGTTTTATTATAAATAGTTCGAAACAAACAAAAATAATCGAACACTTGCACGCCTGGAGAATTTCGAAATCCCGACACCTTCTTTTGGAGAGAAGTGCTCTACCCCTGAGCTACAGACGTGTATTTTCCAAATATGTCAAAGAACCAAAAAAAAAACCCTGAACTTTTTTGTAGTCCAGGGTTTCCTTATATATTTGATGATACGATTACATCTTATTAAGAACCCTGAACTTACGGCAATCCTGCCCCTTAATCGTAAACCACGATTGGCCCACGTTTGTCGGGAGATTACTTACGTTATGTGTTGAGTTCTGTTTCATTGTTTTTAATTAAATATATGATTGTTTTACAAAAGTAATATAAATTTTGGTTATGTCAAGATTTTTTAAACATATGTTTCAGCAAGTTCCCAAAGTTTGGTGTTAATCATGTTATCCATGTTTAAGGATTGGATACCTTTTACAGTTCTAACATTACGACCTTGTTGTTTGATGAATCCCCCACGAATTAACTTCTCTTGAACGATATTGAAGGTATTCCATAGGTTATCATCCTCATCACCGTCACGAAGTGGGTTGATGATTGTCTCCAAAGTCAAAGTTGAGATATCTTCGGTATTTTTCCAACGGATACCCACCGCTTTAGATACAAAGTCAACTTTTCTTTCAGTATCCATTCTCACTTCCATCATACGGTCAACTGACTTCTGAATTTTTGGAGTGTTCAATACGAACTGCTCGGTAATCATCTCAACATCGTTCATACTCAAGTTCAAGTGAGATTGTCTCATATCCCCAAAGGTTGATACAGGAACTGTCAAACCATTTGAACATACTAAACGATACAATCCTGCTCCGATTTGAAGGGTTGATGTCCCGTTGTGTGAGTTGGTAATCACCGCCTCAAGTAATGAATCTCCAACTTGTGGTAATTCTGAATTACGAAGACGTACTTGGTGTTTACCGAATAAACCCTTACCCACTTGTTTTGCTCCGCTAACTTCCCATCCATTTTGGATGAATTTGTCAACTACTTCAATGGTTGGAACCATTGTGTAACGGTCAGACAATTTTGAAAGTTTTTCTGTTTGAAAAAGTGCTGGTACTGTTGTTTTTAAATCTTGTATGTTCATAGTGTTTATTGTTTTGTGACTACAAAGATATACAAATAAATTGAATTACAAAAAATTATTTATTTTTTTTTGTTTTAGCAGAACCAATTCTAATGTATTTGTACCAAATTCTTTCATGTATGAAATACAGTGTCATTTTTGTTAAAAGTTCTAAGGCACCTATTTTAAGACCTGTTATTGGATTACCCGTAATAATCCAACCCAATATCATAGTATCAATAGTACCAATTAATCTCCAAGATATCGTTTTTAATATATGTCTTGTAAGAACAGATTCTTCCTTAATTGTTGTAACATAGGCCGTACTATCTTTAATCTCACAATAACCTTCACAACTGATATGCCACTTGTATTCATCAAGTTCTGGCATCCAATCTTTAGTGGTATATGTTAATCCGTTAATTTCAATGTTTGAAACAAGGTATTCATTTCCATCTTCAATTAATCTCCATCTATCTTCTTCAGATTTTGAATGTGTATTATATCTAATTTGGAATTTTTTTATCTCTTTACTCATAATTTCCCCTCCGACCTTAATTGCTCACGAATTTTCGTTGCTGAAATATCATGTATCTCTTGAGGTGGAACAAATTCAACAATATCATAACCCACACCACGACCATAACATATTGATTCAATGTCAGGAATAATAATCACCTTTACTGTTTCATTTGTGATTAATTCACCGTAATGTTCTTCTATGTTTTTCTTAACCTGTTCGGCAGTATATGGATTCTTCTCATCAGGTTTTACATCTCTGATACAGATTAAAACATTTTTACCTTCATCTAATTGTTGTTGAAATAACCATTGGTGTCCTTTATGTAACGGTTGCCATCTTCCAACAAACATTGAATATTGTTTATCTGTTGTTGATGTTTTTTTGTCGGCTTTTGCAATATAATTTTTCATTATTTATAAATGGATTTTAAAACTTTATCGAAAGATTCTTCAGGAGTATCAATTGTTGTGTCAATGTCAACAAAATTCTCCAATGGTTGTTCGTAATTTTCAACTCTATTTTGGTCTCTTTCTCTTGGTTCAGTTGTATGAACATAGAACTCAACAATCTTGTCACCAAGCATTGTTTTTAATTCTTCTCTCTGCCAACGATAGGGGGAAATTAATGAAACCACAACATCATAACCTTCGTTGTGTAAATAATGGGAAATTTTTTGAGCTCCTCTAACATTATCAATTCTACCTGCTTCAGAATAATCTTTGTTAAGTGTTAGGGACCTTAAATCGTCACCATCAACGTGAAAAATTTTCTTACCTTCTTGGGTATATTTTTCAACTAATTTTTTTGCTAGTACGGTCTTACCATGAGAAGGTTGACCTGTAAACCAATATATCATACCTTTTTTTTTAATAAGTATAACAATAAACATTTTAAATGTGTAGTGCGCCCTACAGGAATCGAACCTGTCACCCGCTGATTATGAGTCAGCTGCTCTAACCTAATGAGCTAAGGGCGCTAAATTTAGTAGTCGGAGCGGGAATCGAACCCGCACGGACGTAATGTCCACAAGATTTTAAGTCTTGCGTGTCTACCTATTCCACCATCCAACCATTTGTGAAGAAGACGGGATTCGAACCACGTGGCACAAGGTGTTTCAAACCTATGCTCTACCTTCTGAGCTACTTCTTCATATAAGTTAAAGGTCGCCTTCCCTGTCCGTGTGGTATTTCACGAGACGACCTTTGATTTTAGTAGTTACCATCAATAGTATTTCTTCGGATATGTCCCAAAAGAGTGGGACCGTAGTAACCATCCACCGAAGACCTGTACTCTCACACTCCGTCCATATTTACTCGGTTAATCAGATTAGTCATAACCTTTCAGATATATCGTTTAGTGATACCCTCAGGACATCTTCTCCATACCCCCAAAGTTACGTGGGTGGTCTCACTCGTAAGAAGAGTGTATATTGTAGAATTGTCCAGTATTTCTACAACTTGTGGATTGTATTACAACCATTTAAGGTCCCTCACCCCCTCAAACCATAATGGGGGTATCTGATTTAAGTTCGTGTAGCCTCCCCCATAGCCTTGGAGCCTTCCCGCCAGGTTCACACTGTCCAACCGCAGATAAATCGGTATTGTGGGGTCTTCTTTGCAAATTAGATTACTTCGGA